ACCATCTTTTAAATATGTCAGATCCTAAATTTTGTAAATCTAAAAGTTTACTTACTTGCTTAAATTCTAATCTTATTTTGTCTCTAATACTCTCAGAAACATTTAAATTATCTACATTAATTCTTACAACGGGTTTGTCTTTTGATGTTACAATTGCTTCATTAATAATGTCATCAATTGCGTTCTCTACTTCTGCTTGGAGACCCATATCACGATATCTGTTTATCAATTCAGACTCGCTTTTTATAGCACCTTCTGTATCAACATATGTTCCATAAACACCACCTGATGCTACGGACAATGCTCCATCTTCATATTCTGCTTCCGCAAAAGTTTGAACCTTTACGTTCTTTTGTTCTTTTTTTCCGATTGAAAAACCGAATAGTTCAATAGGCATGTAATTTCCTGAATGCGAGTTAAATAATTATAATAGTACTGTACTAATTTATATTTATTCACTCGCAAAATCAGAAAATTATGTTTTTTGAGGTATTAGCCACCTGTGTTTGTTTCAATATCTGGCGCTACTGTTCCCGTACCAGCACTCATACCACCTGCATGACGAGTCCAATAATCATATGAAAAAGTTACAGTATATTCTTCAACAGTATCATTATCACCCCAATCCAGAGTAATTTCTGAAAGATCAGTTGGAAATAGGCTTACAAACCTATATCTTGCAGTGGCAGAACCGTTTTTAGAAAACTGTTTAACTTCTGCAGTACTGACATAAGATGAGGATGATTGTCCTGCGCCTCTAATATTGTCTGAATGATTGTTTATTTGATTCATCCAAAATTCAAATTGTGATCTTGCCGCAAAATTTTCATCATTAATAACAGTCACAGTCCATTCTGGAAAAGTTCTATTTCCTGCCATTTTAACTTCTCTACCAAAATAAGGCACTATAACTGTTCCAATTGTAGCACCGGGTATTGAAGTCGCTTTAGCAAACATATTTAATTCACCTCCATCAAAGATATTAGCTTGTGAAGCAATCGTGACTTGAAATAAATTGGGCCTTTGCCCATCATAATACATTGCATGTCTAAAATTTGCTATATTGAAAGCCATTTCTTTTCTCCTTAAACTGCGTTAACCACTTCAGAGAATTCTACTCCAGAAGCCACGGCAACAAAGTTTAATCCTATAAAGTTAATAGATTTAGTGGGTTTAATGAAAATATCTCCTCTAAACTCATTTCTATTTATAACAGCAGGCGTATTATTTGTTCCATCACATACTACTTGAAACGCTTCTATACCTCTTGATGATTGAACATCTCTTAAAAAAGGCTCTATTATAGAAATAAAATTTAATCGTGTAAATTCATCGTTAAATTCAAATAACAAATTTTCAGCCGCATTTGCTATAGCTTTTTCTAGAATAATAAAAAGTCTACGTACATTAATTCTATCAAAAGATGATGGTCTTGCTAATAATGTTTTATCACCAAATAGGATTTTTCCTTTTCCAGGAAATGATGCTATTGGATTAATACCATTTATATACAAATCATCTCTTTCAGCATTATTCGGAATATATGCTATAAATTCTGCACCTTTTATATTTCCTCTTGTAAATCCCGCAGGAGAAACATAAGGATTAACATTATCTGCTTGGGCACAAATTCCAGCAATATCGCCATTCATTGGAACCCATCTATAAATAGAATTATACCTGTCAAACAAGTATTTGTAACTTCCATCCATAACAGCATAACTTGTGCTTGGTAATGCATTCCTTCTAGCAACTGCGTTTGTTACTTCGCTTCCTTCTTTGTTTACAACATCTGCTTCTTCAGGAGAAACAAATACAACACAATCTTTTCTAGTTTCTGCTATTTCATTAATCAAATATGTGCATAAAGTATTTGATGCTTCTCCCGAAATTATTAAAGAAACATCTATTTTTGCAGGATCTTTGAAATAACTATAAGCATTAATTTCATCTGAAGCTGAAGAACTATATCCATCAACTCCTCCTGAAAGACTGGCTGTCATAATTCCATTTGAGCCTGCTCCACTAAAAGATCCAGCAAATCTAGCACTAAGATTTCCTTGAGTAAGAGTATTACCCCAATCAAGAGTAATTTTATTAGATCCTGCATCTGTAGGAGCATCTCCCATTGCATCATGATCTGTCCATCTAACCCATTTAGAACTATTGTTTATTGCTTCTTTATAATACACAGATTGTCCAGTAGATCCTGTAGCACCATTTGCTACTGATACTTTTGGATGTGCTTCAAGAACTTGTCTATTTGAAGTAGATTTTGCTCCTCTTTTATCTTTTGCTCCTAAAATATCGCCATCTTCATCTACTACTATAACGTGAATTTCATCTCCAACATCTCCTGATCCAGTTTTATTATAAGCAAAAGGACTTGTAAGAGGTGGTTGTGCAAAAGAATCTGCATATTCCCATTGTCTTTTCCAAGTACTCTGTGTAGTTATTGCTCTATCATAAGCGGATACCATAGTCATGGATGTTGTATTTCCAACAGATTGCACTCTTCGTTGTACTTCAACACCAGTATCATCATTGCATATAATAATATCTCCAACATGAATTTGTCGAGAAAAATTAGTATCTGTTCCTGTAATTACCTGAGAACCTGCAGTTGCACTAAGAGAACCTTGCATATTAGTTGCTGGTTCTTTAAAAGCTGATCTCTTTTTTCTTACAAATGATACACCTGATCCACCAATTAATCCTGTAGTTTCAGCACCACCAGTAGCTTGTGCAATTGTTGCCACAGTATTAGAAGTAATTGCAGTTACTATTCCTACATTACTGTTTGAACCACCTTCTACAACAACATCTCCAACTCTTAATTCTGTATCAAATAATGTACTTGTTCCTGTAATACCTGCTCCAGTATCACTATTTGCAAATGTACCAGTAAGTGCAATATCTGTATTACTTGCTAGTTTAACAGTACCATCACTCTCACTAACTATTGTATTTGCTCTGTCTGCAATACATATAGACACTTTCATTGAATTTCCAAGTACTCCTGGATATTTTGCTGTAAAACTTGTTCCTGCAGTTGTTGTGGACATGTATGTATTTTGATATTCACTATCGTTTCGAATCAACATTGCAGTACCACCAGATACTGCATTTTTAGCAGTTGATGTACTAGCCGCCCTAACAATTCTTAGTTTATTTGAATAACTCAAAAAACTTGCGGCACTAAAAAATGTTTTATATGTATTTCCGTTTGGTTTACCGAATACTGTAACCAACTCATCTTCTGAAGTAACTAATGTTGCCTCCTCCAAGGGACCCCATGTTAAATTACCAGCTATAGCACCATCTGAAATAGAAGGAATGGATACTCTAGTGGTTAAGTCGATTTCTGCTACGGCTACTCCTGGACTAACTTGAAAGGCCATATTATCTCTCCCTAAAATATTTTGAATAAATCTTTTGCTTCCAATATATTTATATTTTAGCTGATTTTGGAGACGTTTTTATTTATTGTAATATAAATAATAAGATGAAGAAGGCTATTGAAAGATTTGAAGATAAAATTTTAAAAACAAATGATTGTTGGTTCTGGACTGCAAGCAAAACAAAACAGGGATATGGTATGTTTTCATATGATGGACAATCAATTCCTGCTCATAGATTTGCATATATTGCTTATAAGGGATCTATTGAACGAAATAAAATAGTTCATCAATCATGCAACAATACATATTGTGTAAAACCAGAACATTTGTATTTAACTACAAAAAGTGAAACGAGAAATAAATTTTATGAATTGAGAATTAATCCTGAAATGATATTCAATGAATCTATAAGATATTTACAAAAATTAAAAAATTTAAGACCAGATTTAAAACACGATATAAACAAATTAATTGATCAAATAAAAGAACCTAAAAATATTCATCGTATTAATGTAGATAATCCGTAGAATATTTTTTATCTACTACCCATTTTTCACCACCCATATTTACTGTTTCTGGTTCATAAGAATCTCTTCCATCATTTATATAACCAAAAGGTATCAATTGTGCTTCTGCTTCTTCTAGTTGTTCTTTAAACATTTTTTCACGTAAATCTAAATCTGTAATTTCTGTAAAATATTTTTGATTTACTAACCAACCAAACAAAATTAAAGTTGTCATCAAGTCATCATGATATCCTTCATCTGCTTCATAACTTGATCCTTTAGCAATATATGTCGTCATTTCAGTAATAGTGTCTAAATCCCAAACAAGTAATTTATCCCCTTCTATCAAATCTTTACAACTAGAACACCCTTTTCTTTTAACTTCTTTTGTAGTTCTAATTCCTAATTGCGAACCTTTTCCGAATCCGCCCCCTAAAGTTTGACCCGATCTTCCCATAACACTTGTTTGAAAAATATTAGGATATTCTAAATCGTGATGTAAAATATCTGCTACTTGACCACCAATATCATTTATTTCAACTAAAATATATGCAGAATTATAATATCTACTCACATTATCAACAACATTTGGTAATAATATAGGAGAAATGTTTTCATCTCTATATTTTGCAACTTGTTCATATGGAAATTGAGAAACATCTATAATTGAAAATGCAGAATAATCTTGGCCTCTTCCTCTTGCAACATCAACTATACACACATATGAATGTTTAGGATCTGGTTCAACATATACATCTAAACTATCTCTCTTTGAAATAGGTGGTTTATAAGGCATTTGTCTCAATTTAGAAGGAGAAATTAATGTATTTTGTGAACCAATAAAATCACATTCATATTCTTGAGCAAATTGCAATTCACTCGTATTTTTTATTGTTTCTTCTTTCCATTTTTGATCTCTTCCAGGTGTTTGAGACCAATGAACTTCAATGGGAATATAATTGCTTCTTTTCTCTTCAGCATCGACCCACATCTTATAAAACATGTTCAATCCTTTTGGAGTTGAAACAATAAAAACTTTAGTGGTGACACCAGAAGAAATTGTAGGATATACAGAAGTGAAAAAATCTTCTGCTAAACTTGGTGGATCAATATGTGCAAACTCATCCATAAAAATAATATTAAAAGACGATCCACGAACCGCTGAAGAAGAAGTTGAAGCAGATATAACTTTACTACCATTTTCTAATTCAATATTACCTCTATTCCAAACAACTACGCCTTGTTGCAACCATTTTGGTAAATGCTCATATGCAGTTTTTAATCTCTGAAGGATCTCTCTTGAAGTAGACCCTTTATTTGCTAATATAGCAATATTAGCTTGTTCATTAAAAAGAGCAAAATGTAATAAATAAGCAACAATTGTTGTTGATTTTCCAGTTTGTCGAGGCATCTTACAAATAACAAAACGATTATTATGAAATGTTTCAACCATCTCTTCTTGATAATCATACAAATCAAAAGGCATTAAACCATGATCAACATGAACGATTTTCATATACTGTTTTGCAAAATGTACAGGATCATTAGAGCATCTAATATATTCTTCTATAGTCTCTTTATCATACTCTACTGGTTGATATGCCCCTTTAAGAAGAGGATTTCCTGCGTAAGTATCTTTAGCCATTATTTTAACTCGTAATTTACTAAACCTTGTTTTGCGGTAAAATCTGTAGCGCCTGACATTGATCCTAATATTTTTAATGTAGCAGATTTGGGAGAAACCATTCTTATATCAATAATACCTTTTCTCCATTTAGATTTATTTAAATTTGCTTGATAAAAATCTTTACCACCGATTATTTCGTGAACATATTTTCTTGATAACCTATCATTATTTAATACACTCGCCACAGAATAATTAAAAAAAGAAGTAATTGTAAAGGGATAATTATTTCTTATTGTTTGTA